GGGTGTACAGCGGGCCTCAGACATCATTGACCCCCACTTCCCAGATGACACCTTGCCGATAAGGGCCGGGGTTGTGGATGTCTGGACTATGAACGGGTGGCAACCGACCTCCAACTTCTTCAAATCATGGCGGGGGGACGTGCTAAAGATCACCCTCCAATGTGGTGTTGCACTCAAGTGCACTCCCGAACACCCGATACTCACCCGGCGCGGCTGGAAGGCTGCAAAAGATTTGGAATATATTGACCGGGTGGAACTCATGCCACCTATGGAACTTATGCCATCCCCGGAATGGGCTACCCCAAGCGTGGCTTACGCGCTGGCAAACATCTACACAGAGGGGATACTGTCTGGGACCGGAACAAACGTCATCATAGACATGCCTTCCATTCGGGCACCGGAACTGAACGAGGCGTTCTTTGACTTGGGGCAACCCCTTAAACCTGACTTTGTTGAAGACCGGGTGGTTTACCGGGTGCCACCTTCCGACGAATGGACCCTAAAGTTTTGTGACTTTTTCATAAACCTACCATTCGAACCCAACCCAAACAAACTACCATTCTCGTTTAAGGGGACGGATGCCGCCCGCCATTTCATAAGGGGGATCATCCACACCAAAGCAACCAAGGGGTCCAAGTACGGGTTTGTCAATCTACGAATAGAAGACGACCGCCTGCGGGAAGCCATCGCCAAAGAGGCTATGCTTGCTGGCGTCCCACCACCCTGTACCACTAAGGTTCCCAACAGCGTTAGATGGTATTGGTACTCGGCTACCATGTTCATGAAGTGGCTTGGCTTTCCCGTGCCTGACACATGGAGAAAAACCCGGAACTATGATGACAGCACACGGGGGTTCTATTCCCTTCAAGTGCGGTCTATTGAACCGGACAAACCACAATATGTCTACGACTTCTGCGTCCCAACCACCCACAACTTCACGGCTAACGGGATGCTGGTGCACAACACAGTGCCGAAGCATTCTTATTGGGGCACCCGATTGCGGGAGTGTATCGTAGCGCCTGACGGTCACGTGATCATGGGGGCTGACTACTCACAAGGGGAATTGAAAGTGGCCGCTTGTTGGGCGGGTGAACAGAACATGATACAAGCCTACAAGAACGGGATTGATCTTCACACCTTGACCGCCTCAACCGTGAACGCAATGTCATACGAGGAGGCCATGAATTTAAAGAAGGTGAATGTCGAAGCGTACAAAGAACTACGCCAGAAAGGCAAGGCGGGTAACTTCGGATTGCTATATGGCATGAGTGCTTATGGTTTTATGATGTACGCCGATAGTATGTATGGCGTGAAGATGGACATTGACGAAGCCGAAGCTATGCGGGATGCCTTCTTTGAACTGTACCCCGGCCTTCCGGGCTGGCACGGTAAACAAATATCGGAAGCCCTCATGCACGGGTTTGTGCGATCACCCCTTGGAAGAACCCGCCGCCTGCATAACATTTCGTCGCCTATCAAGAAGTCCAGAAAGACATCCGAAAACCAAGCAATCAACAGTCCAATCCAAGGAACGCTGGTAGATATGATGTGGTGGAGTATGGGTATCGTAGAAAAAAATTGGGGTGAGACTATGGTTCCATTTGCACAAATACACGATCAAGGGCTATGGTACGTCCCAGAAGATAACTTTGAGGTTTGGACAAAGCACGCTGTAGACGTTATGGAGAACCTACCATTTGAGGAAAAGTTCGGGTGGAAACCAGAACTCACGTTTAATGTGGATGCTGAAATAGGATTGAACCTCGCCAATCTGGAACAAGTGAAAGTCTGATCATGGCCAAAGACACAACTAAGAAACCAGAAGGCCGCGTCATTGCAGGCGCTGGCGACATCTTCAAAAATGTTCATGGGGGTCGGTCCACTTACGGGGAGTTGATCATGTCTGCCCTCACGGGTATGACCACAGCCGACTTCCAAAAGCAGGCGATCAATCAATTGAAGCCCGCTGACAAGGTAAAATACAACAAGGCCCTTGCCGAAGGCGGGGTGGTTGATGCTACCCTTCTGGATGCTGAGGACCAATTCTTTCTGGACTACATACGGATCAGTGCAGGACCATCCATCCTCGCGCCATCCATCGCACCGGAACGCCTTGAACGTTTGGTTGCTGAGAACAATGCGTTGGAGCCTTGTATCGCGGCCATGGTCACAAACATTTCTTGCACGGGTTACAAGGTTGCACCTCGTGACGGGAACGAAGCCGACCTCACCGAGGAACAAAAGAGTGAACGGGATCAAATCCTAGAATTTATGGAAGAAGTCTACCCCCGCAAATCGTTGCTACGGGTACGCAAGGAATTGCGCCGCGACCTCCACACCACGGGCAACAGCTATGCCGTGTTCGAAAAGACCGCCGATGATAGCCTTGCCTTTATCCGCCGTGCACCCGCCAAGTCCATGCGTCTTGTGAAACTGGACGGGGCCGTACCTGTGACCGTCAAGGTTATGCGCCGGGGTAAGGAAGTGGAAATCACGACGAACCGGGCAGAGCGTCGCTTTGTTCAGAAGGTGGGGACCAAGCATGTGTTCTATAAAGAGTATGGGGCAACTCGCGATCTGCACCGGGTCACGGGTGAATGGGCTGGTATAGGGGAGCGTTTACCCGCCAATGTCCGGGCACATGAAATACTCCACGAGAAAGACATAGAAGACGTGAAGTCACCTTATGGGGTGCCTCGCTGGATCACACAGCTTCCGTCCGTTCTTGGGTCGCGTATGGCCGAAGAACATAACCTCGCATTCTTCCAAAGCGGGGGCGTGCCTCCTGTGATCATCTTCATATCGGGCGGTCTTGTGGGTGATAAAGTTGCTTCGGCTCTTGACCAATATCTTTCGGGTGGCTCCAAAACAAAACAACGGGGTATCGCGGTAGAGGTTCCTTCATCCGGGGACATCAATGCAGAGAAACCCGCAAACGTAAAGGTAGAGAAGTTCGGGTCATCCGATGATGACAGCACATTCGAAAACTATGACGAACGGTGTGAAAAACGGGTACGCAGAGCCTTCCGGTTGCCGGGTATCTTTCTTGGGATGGCAGACAGCTACAACTTTGCGTCTGCCCATGCGTCATACGTGGTTGCCGAAGCCCAAGTCTTCGGCCCTGAACGTATCGAAGAAGACGAAATGTACAACATGACCCTTATGCGAGAACTGGATGAGAAGAACGATTGGAAATTCGCATCTAACGCCCTCACTGTACAAGATGTGAACATCCAACTCCGCGCTCTGGAAATGGCCAAAGACATCAAGGGCGTGTCCCTGTCTGAATTGGTTGAACAAATCTCACAAATCGCCAACGTCAAACTGACGATTGCCGAGGGCATGGAAGAAGAAATTGTAGGGGGTGAAGGCAATGAACCCGTGGCACCAACCCCGGCACCCGCAAACGCTCCGACTGCGCCAGCGGGTGAAGTCGAACCCCCTGCCCCTCCCGTCCAAGCCCAAAAGCGTAAGGCTCAAATGCTTGCGGCTTCGATTGCCCGCCACATCCGAGACTATGACGAAATGGGAGACCTCGAATACCTCAAGGAAATGGTGGAACTTGAAGACCGCTACAACGCCTTATCGAAAGCGCAACAAACCATTGTTGACCAGCACCTAGCCCCGGTCATCTACACAAGCGCGTTCCTGAATGCCGCCGCTATGGAAGACGTGGCGTCTGCCTACGCCCTAAGTGCCTTTGCAGATGCCCGCCGCAAACTTGATATGGAGACAATCTAATGCCTGTATACGTGGATCATGCCAGAATACCTTATGGTCGTATGAAGATGTCGCACATGGTGGCAGATACCGATCACGAATTACAAGCCATGGTGAAGATCATTGGCCTCGCTCAGAGACACCACCAGACCGCCAATAGTGGCACGCCTCACTATGACGTGTCCGACAGCTACCGCACCAAGGCTGTGAACGCCGGGGCGGTTGAAGTTACTCAACGCCAACTCGGCAAGAAACTCAAACACATACGGGACGCTGTGGCAGACGGAAGCTACTACGAGAAACCCCCATCGAAAGTGAAACTCAAGGTCAAGGATGACGAACCCCTTGACGACCCCGATCTTACTGACGAAGACATTTCCGCCGAAGGAAAAATGGATTGAAACCCTTAGACGCCGAAGCAATCAGTGATGGTGTGAAGGCTTTATCAGATACACTAGCGAACAAGGTGCCGGGGGTTGTCATCAAGACAATACAACCGACGCTTGACGCTCTTGCTGAGGCGCTTCGGGGTGGGGATTTCCAGAAAGCACGCGATCTTATCACAGAGATATCTTTTGATGAGGGCATAGCCGCCACAGAGAAGGGCGTGAGGGCCTTTAGCCGCTCCGCTGCCATATTGGGCGGTGGTGCCGTGGATAAGCCCCAGACGACGCTTATAGCGTCCGGGGCACCGATACCATGGGAAGTCGATAGGGGTGCTGTGGGCCTTGTACAGTCGATGGTACAGCGTCAATTGAACCGGGATACCAAAAAGAAACTAAGACAACGTGTAGACGCCGCCTCCCGCTTCCAAAAAGCTGCACCCATTGACCCCGACAAACTGGCCAATGACATAAACCGTTTTCTGAGGGGGGAAATAAGAAGGGTAGTCGATGTATCTGCAAATGTTGTGGGCACTCGCGTGTCCGCCTATGGCATGTTCTACGAGGCACGCGCACGGGGCATTACTCGTTATCGTATTGATGCTATACGTGACGACCGAACCTCCGACATCTGCAAAGCCCTTGATGGCAAAATCTTTGATGTCGAGCGGGCATTTGAGCGCACCGGGCAGGTACTATCTGCTACGGATGCCTCCCAACAAAAGAAACTCGCCCCGTTCCCGCCACAGGTAAAACACGAGATTGATGCCTTGCTGGAAAACTCGGATGAAGATTTGCAAAGCATGGGTTTTGACGTGCCACCTTTCCACTTCCTTTGCAGGTCGGTTGTCACCCTGATTGACGAAAAGGTAGACTACGATCCGGTCGATTGGTCAAACTTCCCAGAGACCGCCACAGAAGCCGTGGCACATGAGCGGGCCATCACCCCACAGCTAGACCGGGTAGCCCGTCGCGTGTTCGGGTTTGATGATCTGGACGAACTGTTTGACGAAGCCCTGAAATCATCACCGGGTGACGAACTCTACCCACCAAGCGCCTATTCTGGTAGTGCCTACCGACAGATCAATGACTACCTACGAACCAACCACCCATTCGAAGCCGGAAGCGATCTACCCGACATGATCAAAACCTTGGATGACCTGATAGACAAAAGCCCCGCCCCAGATGTGACTTACGCTTACCGGGGTGTGACGGGTGCGGTTGCTGACAGGTTTGCCGTTGGTAAAGTATTTCAAGATGATGCCTT